AATTGTGTCGCTTGATATAGTCGGTTCTAAGCCCTTTTTTAAAGCCCTCCTATAGTGATAGTTCGCTGAACAACTAAATAGCGTTAGAACGCAAATAAGACTATAAATTCGCATATTCTTCTTGTACGTTAAAACTTGGGCATTTTTTATTAGAGAATTCGTTGTGACCGTGAATCGTCATATCCTTATTATACTTGTAGATTAATTCGTGCATAAGCTTTATAAGTGAATCCTTTTGCGCTTGTGTTCGTGTATCTTTAGCTTTCTTCATATCTTTAGACATACCACCGATATAGCAAATACCAATACTGCCAATATTTTCATAGCTACAATGCGCACCTACTCTTTCTATAGGTCTTCCGGTTTCTATAGTTCCATCCAAGTGTATAATATAATGGTATCCGATGTCAGAAAACTTACGCATTAAATGCCATTTTCTAATAGTTGCTACACTTACTTCCCTGTTTTCGGGTGTTGCTGAGCAATGTAATATGATCTTATTTATCTTTCGCATTGATGTCTTTGAAGTCTTGCGTGACTTCTTTTGCCCTTGCAAATAGGTTTTTAAGTGATGCCCACAAGTCGATGCCTTTAACTGCTTTAAAATTCTCATTGATACTTATAACTTCAATAGATACTAAAACTAAAGCTAAAATTTTAGTCGTTAAAAGATTAACGCTAAAAAATGTTAACACTATATCGTTCAAAATGTAGTAGTCTATTAAGTAGAAAAGCATTACGGTAACTTCGTACAATAGGATCTTAGAAATTACTGCGCTTAGTTTTCTGCTTGTTACTTTTGTTTTTAGCTTGTAAGATTTCCATACCCCTGTAAGGGTATCTAAGATGACAGAAACACCGATTAAAATTAGTATGCCCGATATAGGCAAAAAGAAGCTGCTGACTATTGCGAAAAGTTGCATAGAATAAGTTTGTAGTTTAGTTAGTAGCAAAAGTAACTGTGTTTTCATTGTTCAAGTTGTTCTATTAACTGATAAGTTAGATAAATTAAGAAAAACCCACCAAGACTCTGTACGAAGTATTGCGTACCAAATAGCAAGTTGTAAGCCGCAAAGTAACCTGTTAGAAAATAAAGTAAAGCTAAAACTTTAGTGTGCATTATTTCTTTTTGGATTTAGAATCGCCTTTTGGTAGTTCAACATCTACGTCAATTAATTCTTCTGTAAGTTCTATTGGCGCAGACCATTCAACAGTACCCATAAGCGCAACTGCTTCAGCGTGTGTTAATATTTGCAACGGTGTTACAGTTCCATCTGTTATAAAAGTAGGTTCTGTATTCCACTTGATTATAAACTGCAATCCATCTAAAGATTTGCGTATCGTGTTTTCAGATGTTTCTCCGATTTGTGCAAAGTCAATCAAAGCTAAGTCTGCTATGTTAATTGTTGCGTATGTTTGTGCTTGTCTTTTCATTTGCTTTAGGTTGGTACGTTTGTAATAAAGTCGTCAGCGCTCATATTAGTCATAGTTCCGTTATTGCTTCCTTGATTGTCCGTTATTGTCGCAAAGGTGTCGCCATCACCCATACGCCACCAAGAAACAAGACCGCTTGTTCCTGTTAAGTCATTGGGTACACCTGTTCCGTATATGTCTGAAACTGCACTTGCTGAAAGTTCTACGTTGTACGCGCTTACTTCATCCATAATACCGCTATATGCTATGTTTGGGTTATCATCTCTTGTGCCTAAGTTAAAAGGTAAAGAAACACTTGCAAAACGTAATAAAGTTCCGCTTGTGCTTGTTGTTACTGTTTCCGATGCTCCGTTTTTATAAAGCTTCATTCCGCTAACGCTTTGCGAACCATCATAAGTTACAGCATAATGAGTCCAAGTGTTGTTGGGTATGTTTACCGTGCCTAAGATAAAAATAAAAGCGCCATTGCTACTGCGTAACCTAAGCTGTATTTTATTGTCATTTATGAAAATAGCATACCCCGTAAAAGGCGAATCTGCATCTGCCCTCCCTAAAACTGTTGTCAAGTCGCTGCTTGTTGTTCTGTTTAGCCAAAAAGAAAAACTAAAAGCATCATCTCTTTCAAAGTTTAAACTTGCAACATTTCCCATTGTTACAAAGTCATCAACACCATCAAAAGACGTACTAAGCGTATTTACAAAACTACTTGCGCCTGTTATATTGGTGTCGCCCGATGCGCTTACTGTTTGCGATTTACCCCAACTTATTGTATTGTCGGTTGCACCTTGTCCCCAATCAATAGTATTGTCTTTTGCGCCTTGCCCCCATCCGTTTGTTACTGCCATTTTTTATGTTGTTATGTCGCCAAACAAATACCAAGTATCTGTAGCAGTTTTTAATATTGTTGCCTGTGCGTACTGCGCTGCAAGTTTCGTCTTTCCACCACTTGAATTTAAAGTAACTCCGGCAGTTGTTCCTTGTACTGTTATTTGTCCTGCGCCTTCTTGTATAATTTCTATTCGTGTTCCTATAGGAAAAGCTACTGCACTGTTTAAAGGTATTCTTGCAGCTACGCTTGAACCATCTATAAGCATAACAGTTTTATGCGAATCCGTAAGAATAAAATTATAGGTACTTGCAGTTGCAGACTTTATAACACTATTCTTTAATTGTGCGCCTGTAATCTTCTTACTTGTGAATGTCGTACCGCTGACAAATTCAGCAATAGCAAATTCGTCTGTAGTTGCTAAATTACTTGCCTTTGCCGTTAGTTGGCTTATCCGTATGTCTGCCATAGTATTTATTTAAAAAAGTTTCTAAACGCTTTATGTTTTTCGCTTTTGGTTTGTATTTTAAAGTACCCATCCTGTGAAGTTGTTGTAAGTATTTGGAAACATATCCGAACCGCTATTTGAATTGTACTCAGGAAACAATGTACTGTTCTGACAAATAAAGTCGATGAATCTTTCTTTGTAATGGTCGTAAGTCTTTCGTTCACGTTCTACCAAATAGTCTATTTCGTCTTTACTCACTGTTTCGCTATTTTCTGCACCGTGTTTATATACACCTTTGTTTGCAATAGTTATAGCTGCGAAAGGCAAGTACTCTAACATACTTGCGTGTATAAGGCAAGGTTTAATATATTCGGTAAGTAGGTTTAAATATGGATCTGCTAAAGTACCTGCAATTATTTCAGCTTGTATCTTTTCTAAAAGCTTCGTGCCTAACATACCTTGTATATGTATGTCTTGTGCTATAGAAACATATTGTATAAATTTATCTACGTCTACATTTCCGTTTATTGTAGTAAACCTTACAACGTCATTTCGTGAAATTAAAAGTGCTTTCATTGATTATTTTCTTTTGTTGCTTGGTAAAAAACCTTGATTCGGCATATCAATAGGTCTTCTATCTACTAAAACACTATTGTTTTTAATTGAATATCCAAATTTTCGTGCCTTTTCTATAGATACTGTCTTAGCTAAAGGTGACTTAACGTCTATACCTGTACCTTCAAAACTTACATAAATTTGCTTTTTCCAAAAATGATGGCAGTTACCACCGCCTTTATATAGCCATATTGAATATGTGTTAACACCTCTTGGCCCCCATCCGGGGTTAACTGATTTTTTCTTCATTGCCAAAATATCTTTTTTACGATAAATTTTGTTGGCTCTTAGCATAGCAAGGCAGAAAGGTCTTGTGTTGTCTTGTTTGCCACCGCTATAAGTGTATCGTGTCATAAACTTAACACCATCTACTATTTGGTCTTGTTTTGGATCTTTTGCGTTTGGAAAAGCAGTACCTGTAGAAACAAGATTTACAAACTTGTCTTTAAAGCTAAGTTTTACTTCTTTAGATAGTAGTTCGTTTTCTTTGTCGTCTGTGTCGTAGTCTACTTCGTATTCATCAAGTAGTAGCCATTCTTTGTTTGGTTCTTCACCTAAGTCTATGAAGTCTTGTAAGTCCTTGTTTACTTCGCTTAGTTCTACACCTGTTTCTTCTTCAAGTTCTTCTTCGCCTACCTTTACATCTATATCAATAAACTCTAAAGGTTTTAAAGTCTTAAAGTATAGGTTTAAGCTAATATTGTTGTATGCAAGTATTTCATCAAAAGCATCTATTAACAGTTCTTGCATTGGCTTTATAACCATATTTGTAAAAAGTGCGAAACTGTCTTTTAGTTCGTCTGAATTACTGCTAAATCCGTTACTACTTGCTATTCCAAAAAGTAATGGTGAAGTCACGTTATGCGCTAACATTATCTTTCTAAGACATTCTTCGCTTAGTGTACTGTATAGGTCCGGAGCATCGTTTACGGGCATAGCATCTACTGTAGTCTTGCTTTCTGCATTGTTGTTAAACGCTACAATTAGCTTTTCACCAAATGTTCCGGTAAGTTGGTTAAGTACCTTATTCTTTATTTGGTGTTGTTGGTCTTCGCTTGGAATTCCGTTGTTGAAGTTTACTACAGTACGACCACTAAAGCCGTTGTTTACTTCGTTAATTAGATAGGCGCTTATGTCTTCTTCTAAGCCACAATAAGGCAACCCACCTACATAGTCAACCAAAGCGTAATATTTAAGACCTACAGAGTAAGGTTTTGTAAATAAGATTTCAAGACCATCTTTTGAAGTGCCAAAAGCACTTATTCTTTTAGGCGGAAACTTTCGTACTTCATCCCAATTATCTGAATAATAGTATGCTTCTATTTTGCCGTTTTCAGAATTACACTTTTCTGCTCTTAAAAGTTGTACAGGTATATGGTGAACATTTACTATACGTTTACGATCTTTTGAATATATCACTTGCATAGCGCATTGTCCTAAAAGCTTTAAGTCTGTAACAAGTTGCCTTACGTCTTTCTTACCAAACAAAGCCATCATTTGTGCATATTCGTTTGGCTTTACTTGTGCGTTTGTAGCGTTTAGACCTCTACCGTATACCAACCTTGTAATGTTGTTTATAATAGCGTTGTTCGTTGTGCTATTAGTATACATATCTATCAAATATTGATAATATGCATTTTTTGAACCGTACTCCACCCAATCCTGCCTACTGCTTTCTGTAATCGTTGGTGCTTCGTAGGTGCTTAACTCTAATAAATGTATGTTATTACTCATAGATTATAAATTCATTGTTTGAAACAGTCTGCTTAAATTCGCCATCGTTTACAGAATAGTTTACTACCGGTGTTTGGTTGGTGCAAAATATTCTGTCTTTATGTACTGTTGTCGTTCCGTTTTTTAGTGTAAGCTTATAAAAGTTGTTTTGTAATAAGCTAAAAGTACCGTTTACAAATGTAGCGTTTATTGT